CCAGAAATCGGTTATCCTGAAACAGCATCGGCAGCCCGATCTCGTCGAAGTTATCAAACCGGGCCTCATACCGCTTCATCACCGCGTCTGCCTTTTCCAGCGTCATATTGCTCTCATCTATAGCATCAGCTCTTTGCGGATCAGGGCAACTATTTTCGGGAACAATCTCTGGAATCCCTCGTCCCCCTGCACAATCGCGCTGTAGGCGTTCGCAAACGCCTCCATCGCCCCATTCGTTCCTCGGCGCATGTAACCCGGCGAATGGCCCAAGCCGTATGCTGCGCCCGAGGCCCCGCTCAGCGTGTCTGTCACGCGCACCGTCCGCTGGGCCCCGTCCAGGTCCCTGATCTGGTCATAGCCCGCCATTCCCAACTCCTTTGCGACCAGCCCCAACATCTCACGGTTGCCTCTCTTGAACTTTTTCCCCCAGTCGGCCCCGAATTTCTTTTCCGCCCACACCTTGAACCCCGCCAGGTCCTCGGCCAGCGCCGACTTGAAATCCGCCCGCACCGCCGCCTCAGTCACGATCCCGAGCTCGTAATGTATGTGATGCCCGCTCTCGTGGTGCAGGCTGAACGGCCGCCCGCTCCAGTTCTTGGGATCCCCGTTCAACATCACGCCCCGCTCGCTCCACCGATACTTCGCCCCGCCGCGTATCTTCTTGAAAGCCGCATTGGCCAGCAGCTCGGCCGCCCGGGCGGGGATCGCGTTCGTGGCCGCCACCAGCTCCGGCCCGAATTTCAATTTCCTCAGCCTGTCGCCTACCCCATTAACCGCGATCGCCGCCTCGGTCACCGGCGCCGCCTCCGGCTTCGGCGGTATCACCAGCTCACTGGGAGCTATTGGCGGCGGCGCCGGAGGCGGAGGTGGCGGCCCTGGCGGCGGCGGTTTTGACTCCTGCCCCTTCCAGTACGCCGTGTCTCCCTCGATCACGACCTGGTCCCCCAGGTTATCCCTCAGAAAATCCTGCAGCTCCGGGTCAATGCCCTTCACGCTCGCCTGCAGGTTCTCGTTGAAATCTTCCTCCCCCTTCGCTTCCGGCACCTCGTCCTCCTTGATCAGTCCCAGCGCGACCGCCTCCTCGCGGTCCACGTCCTCCACTCCCATCCCGCTCTGGTAATCAAACGGCGCCCAGGGCGTTCCGAACCGCGACAGCGCCGCCCAGATCCCGCTCGTCTTCAGCGCCACCTTCCGCCCCGCGTCTTGGAATATCCGCAGCGCGCCCTCGTCCCCGGCGTCCCCGGCCGCCGCCACCCAGCGCTGGGTCCAGAATCCCGGATGCATCTCTTCCCGTGGCACCCGCCGGTCCTCCACCCGCTTGAACTCCCAGGCCGGATACAACATCAGCGCGCCCTCGCTCTGGTCCATCTTCCAACGCGCGAACCCCGTGGCCATTTGGTTCTGCATGTCGTAGATCAGTCCGAGCCGAGAGATGCTCGTGATATCCCGCAATGTCCCCTTGTCCTTGCTCCCCGCCTCCGGCTTCAGCCCTTCGTCCCGCGCGATGTCCCGCACCGCGTCAATGAATGAGCTCCGATCGAAAGTCGCTTCCTTCCCGCTCGCCAGCTTTTCCCGCTGCAATGAAATCTGCCCCTGAAGTCGATCCTGGATTGCCTGCAGCACCCGCGCGCTCGTCACCCCCGCCGAAAATTGCGCCCGCTCCCTTAACGCCAGTGGCACCTTCTCCCAGTCCGCGCTCCGCAATACGCTCCCAATCGGCGTCTTCGCCGATATCCTCTTAACTGCTTCCTCTAGTGGTAGGATTTCCACTCCTTAAATGGCCAATTCTCAATGCTCAATTTTCAATGCTCAATTAATCGAGCTTGCGCAGCTCCTGTCTGACGCCATCCACCACCGCCTTCCCCATTCCCGCCTCCAGCACCTTGGCCAATTCCTCAATGTCCATTTCGCGGAAGAGCTCTGGCACCCGCCTCGCCGCCTGCTCAAGGAAATCGATCAGGTCCCGGTCGCTCAAACTCTTGTCGGCCGCCTTCGCCTGCAGCTCCTCGAGGAAATCCCGCAACGGATTCAGCCACCCGGCTGGCACCCCCATCGCGTCCGCCATCCCCGCCTGCGCCGACAGCGCCGCGAACCTTGCGCGCGCCCGCGGCGAAACCCACGCCGCGCTCAACCCCTCCACCTGGCCGTCCCCCCCATTCTGATTTTTACTTTCTCCATTCTGCGATGACTGGTTACCGATGACTGATGACTGATTACCGATGACTGATGACTGATTACTGATTACTGATGACTGATTACTGGCTACCACCACCTTCCTCCTCACCTCAAACCCCAGCCGCTCGTTAATCGTCGGCAGCGCTTCATCCGTCGGCTCGAGGCCCGCGCGGCTCAGCAGCTCGAGCAGCTCGGCCAGCGTCTTGGCGTCCTCGTCGCTCAGCCCGCCCCATACCAGCTTCGGCGCCGACCCCGTGAGCCCATTGATCTGTAATAGCTGCGCAAAGAGCTGTTTCTGCACCGTCTCCCCCAGCCGCATCTGGTCGAACATCCGGATGTCTTCCCGCACGTCCCCTTGCAGCTTGCTCGTCCCGCTCCCCAGGCCCGTCGACTGCGCCTCCGCGCTCAGTGTCTGCCCCACGATCACCTTGCTGATTTCCCGGTTGCAGATGCTTAGGAATTTCTCGTGCGCATCGGCCAGGCCGGAGATCATCACCTCCTTGAGATCTACCTGCGTTTCGTGGTCCACCACCAGGCCGCCGATCTTCGTCGCCAGCGAAAACGCCTGGTTCAGGAAATCGATCGCTTCCTGGTTCTTCGCGTCCGTGTGCCCCACCGGGAAGGGCACGCCAAATCGCTCCATCGCCCGCGCAAACCAATCCCGCCCCAGCGTCGAGAGCAGCCACCAGAACACCACCGCCCGCATCGGTCCACCCCAGCAATCCCTCAGCCCCACCAGCATGTGCCCGCGGTGGACCAGGTGGCGCACCTTGTCCGCGGCATAGACCGTGTCAAACTGATACAAAATCCGCCCGCGCTCATCCGTCCCCCAGAACTTCAGGTCCGGCTCCCAGGCCAGCGGATCATATGCCCATTGATCCTTCGGGTTTGCCTGGCTCGCTGAGCCCTGGTCGATTGTCATTCCAAACCAGGGGCCGCGGAAGCACAGCAATTGCATATTCACCGGCTCGAGCCGCTTCAGCGTATATCGCAGCCCCAGCTTGTAGCCCGGCTCGCTCGGGTCCACCGGCCGGAAAATCTTCTCGCTCACTGCCACTGGCCATAGGCAACCGTCCAAAAGATGCGTGAGCCCGTCGCTCCAGTTCTCGCAGTCCTGGACCGCCTGCATGCAGGCCGCCGCCGCCGCCATGTCCTCCTTCTTCCCCTTCTCCTGGGGGAGGCAGCTCATCGGCTGGGCCAGAATCGCCATCTTCCGCTTGTTAAACTCAGCCTGTATATGACTCCCGCCGGCTGTTAGGTCACGGTAGATCGAGAAAAGCTGCCGCGTATCGCCCCGCTCGGCCGTCCGCAGCGCGCCCTGGATGCTGGCCACCGTCGCCGTGGAGCTCAAGTTTACCGGCTCCCACGGCAGTGCCAGCCGCCCCTTTTGGCTCACCGGCAGGTCCGGAGCCTGGTCGCCAGCCGCAAATCGCTTCACCGCCCCAACAATTCGCTCAACCATTTTCATAACATGTTGCTCTAAACGCCTCTTCGCGGAGTTCCGCGCACGGATAGGACGCGCCAGGAGCCCGCGAGGGTAGGTCTATACCCCATAAATCGCCCTGGGCCAAAATCGGCCCCCGACCCATTCCACGGAATGCGCCCGTCCTCGGGCGCAGTTCTGACTGACCGCTGACCCACTGATAACTGATCACTGATGACCGATAACTGATCACTGATGACTGATGACTGATTACTCCGCCCCTCACGCCGTGCCTCCCTGGTATCCTCCCAGCGCCGCCGCCCTGGCCCATCCCTCCCCCTTCACCTTCAGCGCCCAGTTCGCCAGCTTGCCGCTGTCAAACGTATCCCCGTGCTTCCCGTCCGCCGCCGGCTCGCACACATAGGACCCCCGGTCTTTCCGCACCATCCGGTGATCGTCCTTCACATACCGCTCCGGCGGCAAGGTCAGTTGGTTATCGTCCAGCAGCGCCACGTATACATCGCCCAGGTGTGTCTTCATAGACACCGGCTCACTTCCAGGCCTTTCGACAGACACACTCTGGACGATTAATTCCACCGGCACCTTCCCCAAAAGCCGCTTCTTCAGCCCCTCCGCGAAATACCGCTCGCTTGTGGCGTCCACGCACAACCGCCTGGGCCGCCCGGCCGTGACCCGGTGCGCCACCTGGTCCACCACCTTCTCCACCCGCCCCATGGCCACTTCCGGATCCCGCGTCTTCCAGCAAAAGACCCCCCGCTCGAGGCGCTCCAGCCCGTTGGCTTCCATCACTGTGAGGCTTGTAGGATTGCTGCTCTCCTTGGTCGTGGTCGCCACGTCCAGGCCCAGGCCGACTTCCCCGCCGCCCATGTGCTCGGCCAGGAAATCGAGCCCGCGCGCGAAATCCTCCTCCCGGTCCACATAGAAAAAGCCGCATTGCCCAAATCCCCGCCGCTGCGCATTGTCGATCTGCATCAGCCCGCAAGCGCTGGTTCCTCCCGCCACATGCTGGATCCCGTAGTTCCGCCGCCAGGCGTCCTTGTCCAGCGCCCGCCCGAAATGCTCCGCCGGCGTCAACTCCTCCCCCGTCTTCAGATCGTAAAGCTTCACCCCGGCCGCGTGCCCGTCGTACACGTCCACCCGGTGAATCGGCACCCCCGCCTCGCTCTCATACCAGTTGCCCGCCGGGTTCACCTTGAACTCCAGCCCCACCGGCGGCGCCGTCAGCTCATACGAATAGTGCGAGTCATCCGGCGGTGGCGTGGTCGCCATGATCAAATGGAAATTCCGGTCCGTGCTCACAATCGGCTCGACCGCCTCCCACAAATCGCGAAAGTCCCGGATGAACCCGAACTCGTCAATGAACACCCAGCCGGTCCACCCGCGCGCTGTCGCCGGGTTTGGCGCAATCACCTGCGTCCGCGAGTACGTCGTGTTGTCGTGGTACAGCCGAAACTCCAGCCGCTGCATCTCGAACACCTCCGCCAGCGCGTCCGCGTCCTCCGTGGTGATAATCTTCCCCGACCCCCTATCCGCGCACTCTACCCGCAGCCCTTCGCTTCGAACCTCGGACTTCGGACTTCGGACTTCGCGTAGCACCTTCGCAATCGCCTGCGAGTCCTTGTAAATGATCTCCCGCCCGAGCAGCAGCGACGCGCTGGCATACACGCACGTGATCCCCGGCGTCTTCATCATCACCATCAGCGTCGCCTCGCTGATCCACGTGCTCTTCCCCCCCTGCCTCCTCCACAGCAACGCAAAAAAGCGCCGCCGGGGCAGCGCCTTCAACGCCTCTTTCTGATACTCGCGCCGTTTCATTCACCGGGTTCCCCGTTTTTCCCCGTTCCGCGCGAAGCGTTTTGGAGTGCGGCGCTGCCGCGCCGCTTTCCCCACTCACACTGATGACTGATTACTGATGAGTGATTGCCGTTCACTGCCACTCCTCCCCAAACATCAACTGCCCCAGCTTCTCGATCTTCTCCCTGTTGCTCACCGGCGCCGCCGCCACCTCGCGCGCCCGCTCATCCGAGTACCATTTTAGGAATAGCTCCGCCGTCTCCCGCTTGAATTTCTCCCGCGCCAGCCTCAGCTCTTCGTCCTTCCGCTTCAGCTTTTCCGTCTCCAGGTCCAGCCGCCCCTTCCCGATCTCCGCGCTCCTCAGCGCTACCAGCGCCTGGACCACGTCCCCCAGCGTGTCCTTGTCCATCGGCGCCCCGTCGGCTGCCGGCTCCAGCAGCTCCAGCAGCTTCCCGCTCGCAATCGCCGCCGCACCCTCGGCGATGCTTCCGCCGTTGGCCTGCGTCAGCTTCGCGGCGAATTGCGCCAGCTCCCGGATCCGGTGCGTCTTGTCCTGTTGCTCTTCCCACTCCTTATACCCGCCCGCGCGCCAATCGCTCAGATTCTGCGCGTTGATCTCTTGCCCCTGGAAAAATTCCGCCACCACCGCCTGCGCCTCCGGCAGCCCGTTCACCCATGGCAGAATATGCGTCCCTAGCTGCCCATTCCGCAGCCGCTGGTTCAGCTCTTCGCGAACCCCGGCCGGCAGCCGCGCTATCTTTCCAATCCTAGCCATGTCGTTTACTGCTCACTGCTTACTGCTCACTGCTTACTGCTCACTGATTACTGATCAGTGATGACTGATTACTGATTGCTTCACTTCAATGCGCCCTCTCCACCTTTAACAGCCCCTCGCCCGTCGCCACATACCATTTCCCCGCGCCCAAATCATCGTAGTGCTCGCGCACCAGGCCCATGTCCCGCAGCACCTCGAGCGCCGACGCCAGGTCCGTGTCCTGGAACGGCAGCGCCAGCTCCGCGCGCAGCCGACGCCCGATCCCCGGAATCGGCAGCGCCGCCGGATGCCGCGCCGCCAGGCACTCCAGCGCCGCGTGCCTTAACATCTCTTTCTCATTCAGTTCCATATTACTGATTACTGATTACTGATTACTGATTACTGATTACTGATTACTGATTACCGATGACTGATTACTGATCACTGATTACCGATGACTGTTCACTGGTCCCTCACCCGCTCCTCCCGTCCACCGCCGCCGGATCCGTCACCACCGCCCCCGGCGTAAACGCCCGCGTCTGTCCCGCGTCCAGCGGCAGCTTGCCCGCCCCGATATCCTCGAGCCGCTTCCGCCAGAACTCCGCCCGCGCCTTGAACGGATTCCCCTCTGTGCTCCCCTGCAGCCGCCTCTCATAGATCCGCTCGCACGTAAAAACGAACGCCGCCTCCGCCACCGGCGCCGGCGCCGTCCCCGAAAACGGCACGCTGAACAGCCCGGCCAGGAACGCATCCACCGCCTGGCTGGCGCTCGCGATGATTTCCTCGATCACTCCCGGGTCCGCCGTCCCGTCGTTGTCATCGTCGAGCGCGTCATTCAAATGCGCGCTGGGGATTGCCGTTTCGATCTGCGCTCGCGTCACGTAGGCCATGTCCGCACCTTCCTTTCTCCTCCTTCCGCGGCCGCCCCCGCCGCCACCAGCTTCCCGATCGGACTCAGGCACTCTTCACTCTTCACTCTGCACTCTTCACTCGAAAGCGCGGGGGCCGGGGCGATCGAGCCTCCCGCGCCGGCAGGCTGCATGCGCTCAGCTCCGCCTAAATTCATCGCCGTATCGCTGCCACTGTTATCGAGGTGGGGGTGGCTCGCCGAGCCGGCCGTCGCTTCCAGCTTCCCAAAAGCCAGCTCTTCCTGGCTCCTCAGCGGATATACCGCCTGGCCCACGTGCTTGAGCACAATCCCCGTATCGCCCCACACCTTCCCGCCCAAATCCAGCCACCGCTGGCAGAAATACCAATCCTCGCTCAAATACCTCCCGGGTGGGACAGGCGTTTCGCCTGTCCGTCCCGCCCCCGCATTCCTATAAACCCCCACGCTCCAAAAATCCCATTCCCTCCTCTCCCGATGGTCCGGCTTGTATTCCATCTCCGGCCAGGACTCGATCATCTTCTCGAACACGTGCCGCTTCACCCGCAGAAACCCCGTGCCCATATACCGCACCTCCTGCAGCCCGCTCGGCAATATCGGACGCTCCTCCCCCAGACACCCGTTGCACACCCACGCAATCGGCCCTTCCTGCTTCTTCGGATAAAACCCCCCCACGATGTCCACGTCATGCCCCAGCAGCCGCCTGACGTGTTCCCCCGAAAAGATGATATCGCTGTCGATGAAGACCAGGTCCGTGCAGTCGCTCTCGAGAAAATCCGCCGTCAACGAGTTCCGCGCTCGGCTCACCAGGCTGTCTCCCGGATTCATCCGCACCGAAATCTCGCACGGTGGATCCGTCAGCAGCTTCACCAGGCACTGCGTGAAGAACACCTCCAGTTGCCCGTAAACCGGTAGCGCGAGGAAAAGTTTCTGTTTCATGCCCCTTTCGCTCGGTAAAATTTCAAAATCCCCAGCCCCGGCTGCAGCACGTCGCAGCTCATCAGCTCCATCTTTCCCTCGAGCCGGGCCATCACCCGCTCCCGCAGCCGCTCGCTGTGATACTCCACCGCCAGCAGGACCGGCACGAACGCCAGGTGCTCCACGATGTAGCCCTCCGCTCCTTCCGTGTCGATCTTGACCAGGTCCGCCACCGGCAGCGCCTCGGGCGCGATCACTTTTACCGGCGTTGACGGGTTGCCCTGCCTCCCCAAATCATACAGCGAACAGCACAGCCGCGTGTCCAATCCCGGACGCAGCAGCGTGAATGTCCCCTCGCCCACTGCCGCCTCCACGCACTCGATCCGGCCGTCGTGCGACGTGTTCGGCTTCAGGTAGCACCGGTAAATCATCGGCGCTGGCTCGTAGCAGGTCACCTGGCACTCCGGCCACCGGCGCCGCGCCCAAAGCGCAAAGGCGCCGCAATTGGCGCCTATGTCCAGGACCCGGATCCCGCCCTTGATTACCGCCTTGAAATCATACTGCCCGGCCCAGACTTCGCCCACCCCTGGCAGGCAATCGGCCGGCACCTTGAAATCTGGAATCTTCTCGCCCATCAGGAAAACGCCGGCGGCGCCAGGAGGTATAGCGCCGCCGGCTCTGGGGTTGCAGCGGATGGGACGCTTGTTAAAAGAGCAGCTTCAACGTCATCGTGGCGTCCGCGGCGTTGCCGCCGTTCGCCTCGCCCACAGCCGCCGCTTTGATGTAGCGGCGCGTGTTCGGGGGCAGCGTGACCTCGATGCTGCTCGCCGGAGTGGTGCCGCTGTTGTCGGTCACCATCAACAGCGGGTTGGCAAAGATCGCCATGTTGGCCCAGTTCCCGTTGTCGGCGGAATCCATGAGCCGGATGTTCACGTTCTTGCTGTTCGCTGTCCCGGCGCTGGCCGTGGTCTCGATTCGACACACGATCTTTTCCGTCACCGGATACGGGCTCGCGCTCGTCAGATCGATGCCGTTCGTGCTGGTAGTGTTCGCCGCTATCGGCATGGCCACGTTCGCGGCCAGGCCCGAGTCCTGAAGTTTTCTGCTCGTGTATGGAAGAGCCATATTTTTTGACTATTTACTGGTTACTGATCACTGATTACTGATCACTGATCACTGGTTACTGCTTATTCCACCGCGTAAGCGTCCGCGCTTCCCGCGTTGGTCTCGGTGTCGACCAGGCTGTCTGTGACCGTGATCGGGACCCCCGCCAATTGCTCCGGGATGTTCATGAACGGCCACATCGGACCGATCTGCTGCGTGGGCGATCCCCCGCTCGTCGGCGCCGCGAAGCCGAGCGAGGCCCGGCTCGCCGCCAGCGTATACGCCGCCATCCGGTTCATGAACCAGCGCAGCCCGTTCCGGCGCGACAACGGCACTTTGCTCAGCAATCCGGCCCCGCGCGCGTCCGTCAGCGGCGCTGCCGCCGTGATCCCGCTCACCCGCCAGACCGCCGCCGCCGAGCCCACCTGCAGGCCAATGAAACCGCTCAGGTTGCTCACCCAGCAGAATTTCTGCGTCGTGGTCGTCGGCGTCACCGCCTGCCGCGCCCAGGCCGGCAAACTGATGTTGCCGTTCTTGCCCACCACGAACTGCACGCCCTGCGGGTTCAGCCAGACCAGGTATGCGCTCGTCGAATTGGTCGTGCCGCCGGTTGGCCACTTGCCCACCGACTGCGTCTGCAGCCCGACGAAGCCCTTCGCGTCCGCCGTGGTGCCGTAATACATCTGCTTGCCGATCGTGATCGTTGCCGCCTGCAGCGCCGCCTGCGCTTCCTGCGTCAGGAAGTCGCCGGCGCTGCCGTCGTCGGCCAAAACCGCCGCTTCGTCCACCTGCAAGGTGGTATCCAGGAAAAACATTTCCTTCAATTCCTGCTTGAAGGCTGATTTCCCCAGCGTCGCCGCGTCGTTGACCGCCCGGAACGCCGATGCCGGAAGGTCCGTCCGCCGCGTCACCCGGTATACCGTGCCCGGCCGCGTGATGGCAGGCACCACCGAAAACTCCGGTGCGTATGTCGTCACGTCCTCGATCAGTCCGACCAATGCGTCAGAGCCGCCCCGTTGGACGATGTCCAGTAAGGTTGTTAATCCAGTAGCCATATCTCAAATGTTTGGTTCTTGCTCTTGCTCTTGCTTAGTTGCTTTTCGTCGCCGCGTCGAACTGCGCTTGGAAAGCCGCCCGCGTCTTCGCCAGGCCCTTCAGTTCGCCACTCGCCGATCCTTCCTGCGGCCGCTTGCCCCGCGCGCTCAGCGGCACCGTGCTCGGTGTGTTCGCGTGCAGCATCCGCAGCGTGACCAGGTCGAGCTTCCGCAGCTCTTCGTCCGACAGCGCCTTGCCGTCCGCCCCCAGCGGCACCTTGCCGTCCGCCGAAAACCGGGCAATCACTTCGCCCTTCTCCCGTTCAACGATGCTCTTGGCGCTGCTGTTGATCGTCTCCTCCAACGTCTTCAGCCGGCCTTCAATCGCGGCGTTGAGGGTAGCGACCTGGCCCTCTTCCAGCTTTTTCAGCCGGTCCTCGAGGGTCTCCAGCGTCGATAGCTTCTTCAGCTTCGCGGTGACTTCCGCCTCGCCGGCCGTAGCCGCCAGGCCCAATGCGCTCGCCATCAAGGCCAGCGTGATAATGCCCGGCGCGCCGGGCTGGGGATTTTCGTTTTCAGCCATAATATTCTTTGTGGGTGGTTTCGTAATCTCGGGTAGGGCCGTCTCGCCGAGCGGGCCGCTCTGTTCAGCTAAGGCCGCCAGCTGGCCGCCAGCCGCCGAGAAAAAGGTCACATCCTTCAGCGCCCCGTTCGGCGTCAGCGCCACGCTGTGGATAAAATCCACCTCCGTGTCCGGCTTGTCCGGATGTATCGCCGGAGAGATGTCCTCGAAGTTCCGCGCTTCGCTCAACCCCAGCGGCGTCCAGGTGATTTCTTCCAGGAACACGCCCTCTCCGGGACGCACCTTCACCGCGCCATACCCGAATATCGCCGGCGGCTTGCCCTTCGTATATTCGGGGCTCCCCGGCACCGAGCAATGGTTGTAGTCAATGGCCACTCGCTCAAAACCCAAAGCTCGCTGGTTCAGCTCGAGCAACTGCGCCGTCTTCTCCCCCGCCTTGAATGTGCCCTTAATCGACTCGTTGTCTCCCCAGTTCAGGACCTTGATCTGGCTCGGCAGCTTCTCCCCCTGCAGCGCCTTGTTGCTCACCCGCAATGCCGCCAGGTTCGGGACTTCGGTTAGATTCTGCTCTGACACTGCCCGCGGTTTTACTCGCGCCGCGCCCCTCCGTAAAGCGGCCCCGGCGATCCCTGCGTTCCCTGCGGATAAAACCGCTTTTCCCCGCATTCCTCGCACTCCTCGCCAACCCCGCTTTACCCCCGCGCCCCTTCCGCGCTACAACCGCGGTAGGACAGGCATCTTGCCTGTCTCTGATGCGAAGTAGGACAGGCATCTTGCCTGTCTCTGATCTGAACCTGATCTGAAAATCATGAATGCCCTCGATTGGCTCCGCGGGAAAAAAACCATCGGCACGGGAATCATCGCCCTCCTCTACCTCGTCGGCTGCTGGCTCGGTTGGTATGAGCTCGATTCAAAAGTCCTTTTCAGCCTCGGCGCTGGCGGCCTGATCTTCCTCCGCCTCGGCGTCGGCAATGCCGCCAAAGATGTGGCCAACAAAGCTCTGGTGGCCTTCGGCCTGGCCTGCTTGCTTTGCACCGCTTGCAATACCGCCCGCCTCGAACCGGGGGGCGCCTATGCTCCAGCCACCACCAATTCCGCTGGCCAGGTCATTTACACCCAGCAGCCCGATCTCGCCTTCTACACCACGGATGCCGCTTATGATCTCGCCTATTCCGCCATCGACGCCGCTTTCAAGTTCGAGCGCGATAACCGCGCCATGCTCTGGCAGATCAGCCCCCAGATAAAACATTCCCTCGACTCAATCCGCCCCCAGGCCGTGGAGGCCAATGCCCGCTACCTGGCCGCGCGGGCCGCCTATATGGCCCATCCCGTGCCCGCCAACCTCGGCGCCTTGCAGCGAATCCTAAGCGAGGTCCAAAGCCTCACCGCGGCCGCCAGGGCCATCACTCTCACCAATGCCCCGGCATCGCCCACTGCCCACTGATTACTGATCACTGATTACCGATTACTGAATATGCCTC